GATGATTATCTTGAAGGTGGTTCTGACGAAATTCATAAACAACTTCGTGAGGGTTATGGACATATTCCAAAACCTCAAGCAAGAAAAATCAGAAATTACTTGTATGGTATCTTAGAGGATGCATGGAAATATAGTCATGACAAAAGACCTGGACGGCGAAAAAAGCAAACTAAATAAAAACGAACCCCAAATTAATAGGGGTGTTGAGTTATTACTACGCAATAGGAGGAGAAGATCAGAAAGGCCAAAAACTTTTCAAGTGAAGTTTGGTAAGATGATCTCTCTCTTCCACAGAGAGTTTCATTTCTTTATCGATTTTCATTTTGATATAAGGAAAAAATAAATTCTCTGGAGAAAAAAGATGTTAGCAGTAACTCTAACCATAGGAACATTAGTTTCGATTATGTTCTTTTTTGTAGGAGGAGTAGTAGGATGGTTGGCAAAAGAACACTTCTACCAAACTCAACCAGTGTATACACACCCAGAGATGTTTGATTCAAATGGGAATGTAATACCCGACGAAATTTTAGCTGTGAGATTTGAAAACGATTATGACTACGACGAAGACGAGGAAGACGACTGAGAAACCAATCGAAACACTTCCTACAAATCCATTTGTTTTTGAAATTTTAGAACTTGCTTCAAAGCAAAGAACGAATTCAAAAAAAGTTGAAGTTCTAAAAACCTATGAACACGATTCACTCAAATCAATTTTGATTTGGAATTTTGATGAAACTGTGATCAGCCTTCTTCCAGAAGGAGATGTTCCTTATGCAGATGCTGGAGATCAAACAGTTTATTCTGGAACTCTTTCTGAAAATATTCAGAGGGAAGCATCTGGTGGTGCATCAGCAACAGGACAAGATCTAGATGGTAGAGGTCGCACATCTCTTCGTAAGGAGTATCAAAACCTTTATCATTATGTCAAAGGAGGAAACGATTCACTCTCTACCATCCGTAGAGAAATGATGTTTATCAATCTTCTTCGTGGTCTTCATCCAAAAGAAGCAGAATTGTTAATCTTTACAAAAGATAAGCGTCTTTCTGATAAATACAAAATCACTTTGGAAAATGTTAAGGAGGCATATCCCGACATTCAGTGGGGTGGCCGTTCATGACAGTCACAGTAAGCACGGAGAAAGATATGGCGGATTATGCAAAAGAAGAAGTAAGCATTCTTCCCAGTAATTATGGATGCGATATCCTACTCCAAGATATAACTCTTGATCAAGCAAAAGACTCTTCTTTTCCAAATGATGCCTATCTGATTTGGTATAATAATGATGGCAAACAGCATCTAGATTTGGTGAGAGGGACTAGAGTTCGTATTTTTGATATGTACTATGATAAGTATGGTCCTGGTGTGGTTGAAAAAATTGATTTTGGGTATGGAAGAATCAATCCCAAACTCTGGGGATACAAACAATCAGATAAAAAGAAAAAAAGATGAGTGAAGGATTTAGTGAAGAGAAAATAGAAGTCGCTATTTACAAAGATGAAGTAAAAAAACTTCTAAAGAAATATAAGAAAATTAAAAAATATCAGAGATCATCTATTTTTGAAGTTAAAACTATGAATGGGACTGAAACATATGTGAGTCAATTGATTAAAGAAGCAGAGGGAAATGGGGAAACACTATCTACTTAATTTGTATGGATGTTCATTCGTTCTATTGGATGATGAACGTTGCCTTATAGATTTACTGGAAAGCGCGGCAATAGCAAGTGGTGCTACTGTGGTTCAAACAATTTCAAAAAAGTTTGAACCACAAGGAGTTACAGTAATTTGTTTACTGTCGGAAAGTCATATAAGCATTCACACTTGGCCCGAAGAAGGTAAAGCAGCAGTAGATGTTTATACCTGTGGAGATTGTAATCCCAAAATTGGATGTGACATGATCATTCATCAACTTTATGCTCAGAACCATACTCTGAGTTATATTGAGCGTTAACTAAATATACTATATCTGGAGAAGTATATGCTCTCTACTCAATACCGTCTTCGTCTTGAAGCAATCTGTGAGCGAATTGCAAAAGGCGAATCTGTAGAGTTAAGTGATATGATATGGGCAGAAAAATTAGCAAAAGCAAATCGTTCAGCGGCAACTCTTTTAAGACAAGCAAGACGCCGTGCAGCTAATCCTAATATGCAAGAAGGTAGTCTTGATGATTTTATGAATGCTTTGGATCTAGGTGATCCAGACCCATCAAATCATCGAACAGGATTTAATGGTGCAGATGATATAATTGATTTCTTTTCTGGAGATAAACCAGATGATTGGAGACAGAGAGACTAAATAATAATGCTTAATCGTGGTTGTTTAAGCAAAGAGTGGGAGCAGAAATGCTCCCTTTCTTGTATAAATATTTGTAACCACGATTAAAGCAGATGAATAAGTTTTATGTCTACGCATACTTGCGTGAAGATAGGTATTCACCTTTTTATATTGGAAAGGGGTGCGGTAAAAGATGTTATTATAAGAGTGGAAAAAATTGTAAACCACCAAAAGATAAAAGTAGAATAATTATTATAAAGGATAATTTACTAGAAGATAATGCTTTTGAACTTGAAAAAGTATTGATAAATTTTTGGGGAAGAAAATGTGATGGTGGAATACTTTTAAATATTTCTCCAGGAGGAAGTGCTCCTCCTGTTGGTGATGGTAGCAATCTTCATCCATATAATAAAAAGAGGAAAGTAACAGGAAGTAAAATTCATCCAGCAAAGAAAGTAGTTATTGATGGAGTTGAATATATTTCGTTAAAACAAGCATCGGAGATTTTGAACATTAAATATTCAACATTATCAAAAAGAGTTAGATTGGGAAAAAATTTAGATACCCCAATTAGAAGATATAAAAAAGTTCATAACGATACATTTTAGTATAAATTAATACAATTATTGACTAAATAATATTAGGTATGTTATATTACTACCATCGTTCATCCTCACTCTAGAGGACGCAAGTAAGGCATAAGGGAACGGATCGTTCGGGAAAAGTTTTTTACTTTTTCTGCGTTTTATGTCTGGAGGAACGGGATTTTTTCACCCTAGTATTTCAGGAGAAAACAAATGAGTCGTGTAGTGTACAGAGGCGTAGAGTATGATACCCAGAAGCGTCTGGAGTATCAACAACAGATGATGCAGCAGCCCCAACAATACAACGAAACCTATCGTGGTGTTAAGTTTGTAAAGGAGGGTCACAAATGAAAAAACTCAACGTACTTCAACTTATTAAAGAGCAGAAGCAAAAAGAACAACGTCGTCATCAAGCACTGCTTGTAAATGCAGGAGCAGGAAAATGATTGCTACGATTGCCGCTATCACTGGGGCATCAACAGCATTCATTTTTTTGATCTATCTAGAAGTTCTATTGCTGAGTAAATGAATTTTAAGAGAGGGTTGACTCCCTCTCTTTTTTTATGTATAATTAGCTTTGTCAGCGTTCATATGAATGGATAAAGAGAAGCTTAAGTTAATTGTCAGAAACCTTGAGTCTCTGGTAGAATGTCTAAAGTCAGAGATTTATTCTGATACAGAAGCATACAAAACTAGTTACGAAGAAGTAGCACCTTATCTAACAGATTACGACGAAGTATTTTATGATGGAGACGATGATGGATATCCCGACTGAATTTGAGTTTATGAAACCAGAAGTAAAACTCATCAGTGTTACTCCTGACGCAGAAAAGCACATGGCATATTGTGCTCGCGTAAGTAACCCTGATAATCAGGAGAATGAAAAGTTCTCTGGTCTCCTTAAGTATTGTATTCAACATCAACACTGGAGCATCTTTGAGCAAGCAACCATGACTGTAGAGATTAATACTACTCGTGGTATTGCGGCCCAAATTCTTCGACATAGGTCATTTACATATCAAGAATTTTCACAACGATATGCTGATGCAAATCTTCTAAACAATACTATTCCTCTTCCTGAACTACGTCGTCAGGATACTAAGAATCGTCAGAATAGTATTGATGATATGCCTGATTATCTCAAACTGACTTTGCTTGAGGATATCCGCGTTCATTATGAGAGTGCTCTGCGCCTCTACAATCGCCTTCTGGATAAGGGAGTGGCAAAGGAGTGTGCAAGGTTTGTACTGCCCTTGGCGACGCCTACAAGACTCTATATGACTGGCTCTGTAAGGTCATGGATCCATTATATTGATCTTCGTTCTGCACATGGTACGCAGAAGGAACATATGGAGATTGCAGAACTTGTTCGTTGTATCTTTACCTGTCAGTTTCCTGCTGTATCTGAGGCACTTAGTTGGAAGCGTGATGGATGTGATGAATGTGTGGACCCACCATCCATTCGCATAGACTAAATATTCTTACACTTTATGAAAATATATGGCAGTA